GCTTCGGCTTCGTCACCAAGCGGAGTTCCGGTAGCGTGGGCAAGTACAGCGTCTATTTGTGTACGCTCCAGTTGGGCGTCCTTAACGGCATTGTTCATGCAAACGGCTTCTTGTGCTTTATCAGGAGTACTGATAGCAATACCATTCGACGAGAATCCATAGCCGCTTAACTGAGCGAGGGCGGAGAGTTCTGGGCTACGCTCAGCAAATGTATGTTCGTTTTCAAGAATAACACACACCGCACCCCCCGACGGTGCCAAGCCATTGCGCTCCTTACCAAACGGTGCCACATGCGTACAAGAGAACACGCCGAGCGCATCAAACGACTGCATAGAGGCAAGACCGGTTTCTTGGGCGCCTACCACTATAACAATGTCGGCTTGTCCTGTCTCGATGAGCATCTTGCCCAGACCGAGAGCATGACCCCCTCCTGCACATGCTGCACTTAACGTAAGCGTCAGACCAAGTATGCCCAAGATGCTTGCAAGGTTCATGCTCACGGTAGAGTTAAGCGAACGAAACACGGCTCCAGCTCCCAAATAACGAGTATCGTTTCTGCGCTGCATCACTTCACCCACCTGCATCATTTCTTCAGCTGTCGAGTCGTTACTCACAATGAGCGACACTCGCTGCGTTCTTAACGTCGCAGTAGAGATTTCGGCTTGAAGCAGAGCCTGCTGAACGGCACTCATAGCATAGCGAGTGGGTTGCGATACGCATTGTAGTTGAGCTCGACTCAATCCATAAAGAACGCGATCATCAACATCTGGTACGTTGCCACAGAGGTCAGAGCGATAGCCACTTGCCTTGCGGTACGGGTCGTGATGTAGTCCACATTTGCCCATGCGCAAGGCTTCGGCAAGCTGCAGGGTGTTTGTGCCAAGGCACGAGTGGATGCCCGTGCCGGTTATTAGAGTCTTGATATTCATATTATAGTGCATATACGGTTAGTTCTACTTCTTCCATTCCGTTCTGGACATGGATAGTTGTGTTCACCTGGTCGATAAGACATTTCAATCCACCTATATTCCACCAATCCTTCCAATGGTTCGGAATGTCGGCAATCTGTGCTACTGTTGTGGTGCATCGTATCTTGTATTTCTTTCGGTTCAGAAGAAAATAAGCATAAGGCAGGATGAAGGTGTCAAACAGACCGCGAGAGCGGATTTTTGTTTCTATATTTCCGTCCTTGTCGTATATGTCAGGGTCGCACAATACGATGTCTTTATATTTCGGGTCTTTTAGCCAAGCAGGTTCTTTGTATGCTCGAATCTTTAGGGAGAAACGCTCACCATTGCCCAAGCCAGGCTGCACGCCGTTATAATCAAAGAGGTTGCCCATTATGTCGAGCGAGTCGCAAGCAAGGGCATATTTGCCAGACTTGGTGCGCCACTTTGAATTGCCGAACCCGTCATAATTGTAGTCATACGACTCCTGCGTTGCATCACTACCACCGCCACGCATCATAGCCAATGCGAATCCCCAGTCGGTGTCTTGCAGAGGCGAATTGCCGTCTTCGGTAGAAGAAGGGTCGTATGACTCTACCAATGAGAGCGTCTGCTGCATATAGAAGTCGCAAAAAGCCGTGGATATGGTCTGATTTAGCTTTTGCTCAACAAACTCATGTTCCATGTCTTCATCAACGTAAGCACAAAGAATAGGTTGTCCGTTGGCTATGGTCACGCCATACTTCTCACCCGTTGTTTGATCAACAGCCTCGTGTGACCCATAAGCTGCTTCAATCTCCTTGAAGTAGTTTACGTCATTAAACGGAACGGGTGTAAAATCAATAGTAATGTCGTGAATGAAATCTTCGTTCTCATCGCTGCAATCGCCATACTCCACACCCTTGAACTGACCGACCTCGAAGAGTACAGGTTTAAGGTCGGCAGTAGTAGTAGCCTCGCTGTTTACTTTCACACGATAGGCATTGCCTGTCTTCCGGTCAATATAGCAATGTTTGTCGCCACTACTGAGGTTATGAAAGAAGTCAACATAAGAACGTGTTACGACGGTAGAGTTGTCGGCATTGCCAGGTTCGGGATAGTCGATATAGTTATAGTCGGTTTCATATCCCATATTCTTATTTTTACGACTATCTTTTACGTTCTGACGCTGTTCTTGGGCATCGGCTTCTTCCGAGTAGCGCATACGCACACCAGTTATCTTCTCGGTCACGGGAGTAATGGTGTGGATGTTCCCATGAAACATACGAGCATCATTGCCACTTCGGCGCAATACGTCACGAATAAGGTAGGCTGTCACCTTCTTCTGTTCATAGTCGTAAGAAAACTTGATGCCAAAGGCACTCTCAAGCGCAGAGATAACCGTACTCACACTCTCGTCGGGAAAATTGTCGCTGTTGGCTACCATATACAGCACGTTAGCCTGTACGTCGAATTTAGATATTTCCGCTTCGATAGTTATACCCGTCACCTTACCACCTTCGGGACGAACCTGACCTACTTCTACGAACTCACTTGTACCGTCTGGTTTGCGCAATGTCAGCTCCTGAACATCCTTATCTTCTGCTTTCACGATATTGATTTGTCCTCCACATCCACGAGAGTTAAGCCAACTGTTTATGTGTGCTTGCGACTTGAAGAAACCGGTCTTTATCTCACCTACTACCTTTTTCTTTGCAATCACTTCTGGATCATTCTCTTCATAGTAAGTGCCATGATGATACAGATGTTCCTTTGTATCATAGGCGCATACGGTAGTAAAGAAACAAAGATGTTTCAGGTCTTCTATTTCAAGTAGAGCCGAATTGTCGAAAGTAACACCCAAATGGGCAAACAGACAATCGAGGAAATAGAGAACATAGAAGCATATTCCCGACTGAGGGCGATTAGCATCGAGCACCCAATAAGGATAGAGGTCTTCATTAGTCCAAGTACAATCTTTCATTTCGATAGGGCTATCAGACGTTTCTCCTTCATCATCAAGTCCATGATGCTTATAACATACACGGGCATTACAATAGGAAGCCGGACGACCCGCATTGTCCGTTTCTCCATACGAAGCCGATGTGTTGATATAATCCTTGCCAGCAGCTTTGCTCGGGATGATCACTTTATTGCCGTTAGGGTATGACTTGCTACCGATGCTAAAAGCATCACCAATGTAATGTTTGCTCGTAGAGACGGTATATTCGTTGCACGATGCAGGGTAAGAAAAACCAAGAGCTTGCGGTTCAAGAACCTTGCTAACGCTAAGGTGGGCAGCCTGGATTATTCTCGTCTCGTCCCTATCATCCTTGTGTTTGTTTCCATCGACATGCACCTGCACCTTTACTACAGGGTCGCTCTCTATGTCCACACGCACATTACCAATCTTCTCTCCTATATAGATAGTGTCTTTCAATGGAATGTCACGACATTCGAGCGAGCCAATGAGTTCGCTGAACGACTGTGTGCCAGCATCAATATTCATAGATAGCGAGTCTTTGATTTCCTCCTCGTCTTGCATCACGAGCGTGCCGCTACGGAACGGCAATCCATCGGCGTGAATACGAGTAGGCAGATGTTCAAGGTTTACAGCTCGCACAGCGGCGCGTATATCGTCGATGTTTTTCACAAGCCATCTGTTACCTTCAAGAGGAATGGAAAACGGATAAGAAAACATCTCAGTATCATTGAACACTGGGTTCTTGTCTTCTATATCAATAGAGAAATCATCTGGCAGGGCCATCGGCTTGTCGTTGATGAGTATTGTTAGATGTGAGTTCATACGTTGAGTTTAGAATTGTCGTAAAGTGTTATCAGTCTCGTTGTGAATGAATTTACGGTAGCACTACCGTAGGCATATATAGCCAGGTGGCCTTGATCGTGGAGAGTGCCATTTGTGATATGCACCACAGCACGATTATAACATTCGGCATTGTCGAAAGTCGTGAGCTGTGAAGAGTCACGCGCAATAGCATAACCCTGCTTCACGGTAGCACGGCTATTGTCATGTAGTTCTATCTTGCAGTCGGGGTAAAGGGCGAGAGCCGAAGCCGACCGATGCAGATGCACATGAGCCTTGCCAAGGATGGTGATACGGCACGATTGTGATAGATGTATGACATCCTCGCTGTTACCTACCAACACAATGCCATTCGGGGAGTCTTCGTTATAATAGAATCCTGCGGCATTGATCTCGTCCTTGAAGTCGGGATAGAAGTCTTCAAAGGCTTTTATTACCTGCTGCGGCACCTCAGTGATAAGTCCGTGCCAATACTTCCACCATGCACTGCACATCTGACTTATGGTGTGTGTGTCGTTGAAATCGTGTTGCGACTCTTTGCAGTTTCCGCTTTGGGCGAGGATGGAGATACAGAGCTTCTTGAAGCGGAGGGCTTTTTGGTCTTTGGTTTCTGTCATTACTTTCTTGGGGAATATTACTAAGCCTTACTGGGCCTTCTTGGGCCTTTTTGAGCCTTGGGTTGTGATTGGGAATCCTTCGGGTATTTCGCTTTTTACTTTTTCCAATATCGCTTCATAGCCTTTCAATTCGTCTTCAGTCACGATGTCGGAGTAGTCTTTGCGGAGAGTTTCGATGCGGGCGGCTAAGCCCTTTGCACGAGTGGCGGTTGAAGGTTTGTCCTTGCGCATGATGTATTTGATGATAGCGTTGGCTTCGGCTTTGTGCTTGGCTTTGCAATCGCGCTCGGCTTTCACTTCGGGACGGTCGTAGGCTATCTTGTCGGCTATCGCGGTAGCGAAGAGTGGATCGCGCTGCTGGGCCTTTTCGTAGAAGGGACGGAAGATAGTACGGAGGTTCTGAGGGGTGGTGTTGAATACTTTTTCCACCTTGCGGATAAATTCAGGGTCGCCGGTGCGTGGGGATAGACGTAGGTAGATTTCGCCTATCTCACGGTCAACGGCAAGATAGATGGAGGGCAGGATGTCGCTCTCTATCTTCACGGCACGAGTGGCGAGGTCGGCTATCTCGGCTTCGGTGTAGAGTGGCTGCTGACCCTGATTGTTGCACTTTTCGTTGGCGCATGCCATCGTCTTTGCTTGCTCGGCTTTTGCTGCCATTTCGTTGCGGAGGTCGCGCACGGTGTTCACTCGCTCTTGCAGGATAGGAGAGAGGAAAGGACGGAGTTGCGACAAGTGGGGCATGGTGGCTGCAATGCTTTCGCCGTTGGGGTTGGCAACGATGCCGCCATAGGTGAGCGGCTGGAGCGTGAGGTCAGGTTTGAGCTCTGGGAAGAGCGACGACTTGGCTTCCTCCAATGCCTTCTGGCGCTGCTGCTCGGCATAGGCTGCTTGTTCCTCCTTGGTGGGGCGACCCACACGGCGCTTTGTCTCGATGCGAGAGGTCTGCATGGTTTCCAGATAGGTGAGGAGCTGGCGCACACGGCGATGGTAGTCGCGGAAACGGCGAGCTTCGCGGACAAAGGACTGCGCGTTTGGTGTGTTCTCCAACAAGGACAGCCCACGCTCAAAAGCCTCACGCTGCTCGGAGGTGAGCATACGGGAGGATAGGGCAGGGGATAGGATGGCAATGATTTCTTCCATAGTTAATATAATAATGGTGAGACGAATAACTTGCTGCCTGGCTCGTTGTTCTTGTAGCCCTCGTTGTTGGACTGGGTGTCGTTGTCGGGCGACGTGGATCCAGTGTCGGGCGAGGTTTGCTCGGTGCGTTCCTTGATGGTATTTAGGATGGAGGCACGGAGGGCAATGGCATCGTCGTGGGCTTGCAGACGGGTCTGCTTGTCGAAGGGGATGACGGAGGTGCGCTCCTTGAGGTGAGCCACCATCAGACGCTGCACCTTGCGCAGAAGGCGTTGGTCGGTGGGGGCGGTGGAGTGAAGCAGACGGGCTATATTGTCTTCGCCTATTGCCTCTGTGATATACTCGTCCTGAATGAAATGGAGGTCGGGCAGGAGACGGATGAAGCGGTCGCGGTTGTCGTATATGTCAACGTACTGCTGGAGAGTGAGAGCGGTAGGTATAAGAAGGTCGGAGTGAAGGAAGTAGAACTTTGACTCCTGCCAAAGCAATACGATTTCCTCTATCTGCTTCTGAAATTCAGCCTCGTTGTCAATGCCCGTCGTTTCGCCAACTGCCATTGCGGTGTTGATAGGGGTAGCCCAACCTTCGAGCAATACAAGCAGATTGTTGAGTGACACCATCGCCTCCTTCTTATATCCCTGCACACTCTTGTCGAGCATCTTGTCGGACACAGAGTCGTAGTCGTTGCTCGAAGCCATGTTGATGCCGGTGGAGTTGATGCTAACTGCCTGTTGCGGTGCGAAGCGAGCGAGAGCGTCGAACACTACCATGCGCTGTGCATAGAGCAACAGCACCTTGTAGGGCGTGGCAACGTATGTGCCGTTGATAACGTCCATGTAGAAGTCGTCGGGCGAAAAACTTTCATAGTAGGCGCACAGAGCCTGATAGAGCTTTGCGCCCAACTTGTCGAGAAGAAAGTCTTTCTCGCTATTGTCAAGAATGCCTTGGAATGAGCCAAGGTCGTCAATGGCTATGCTCGGAGCATGGAGCCGAAGTTCTTTGGTTGTTGAGAGTATCATGCCTGTTGAAATTTTGAGTGTTGAATTTTTGAGTTTAAAGTTTAGAAAAGTGTGAGCTGTACGGCTCGGTTCCCTCTTTCCTTTTGATGCTTGGGAACGTAGATGCGCTCGGTTACGAGGTTGTTGGCTGTAGCACTAAGCGTGGAACGATGCGAAAATTCCTCTATGCAGTCGAAGCGGTCGGTGGGCATTTGGTAGGATGATATGAATACGGGTTGTGTTTGTCGCTCACACCAGTTGTAGAATCGTTCGTAGTCGAAGCCTTCTGCTTTGTTATATGCGTTGGTGTCCTCGTAAGGAATATCGCAATAGATTACGCTGTCTTCTGGTATCGTGACGCTTTCGTAGTCAAGCACAGAGGATGTAATGGGTAAATCTTGCCCCCCCGAATATCTGGGCAGACTGTGCTGTCGCTCTCGGTATTGCAAGCGATGCAATTCGCCTTGTTCGCACGCTGTGCTCGACTTGCTCTGTGATTTTTTTTTTTTTGAAAGACTGGATTTGACAGTCTTTCCAAGGGATGATATTCCGAGACGTATTGAGCTTTCCGTATGTCCCAATCTGCACAAGTCTTTTCTGCCCCCCCCCAATTCTGGAGATTGGTGTTGAGTCGTTCCATTGCTTCCACTGACTGCATTCGTTGATTCTGCCCCCCCCTCAAATGATTGCTGTCGGAAGTGACCCAACTTGTTAAAGTAATGTTTCACTGCCAGGTATCGTTCCTGAAGGTCGTTTATGGGGTCGATGAATGAGAGGTCGTGACCCAACTCCTTACCCAGCGAATAGTCGCTAAAGAACATGGCATAGTGGATAGCTTTCTTCAACGGCTCAATCTCCTTGGAATAAAGATAGTCGCGGAGGTTATTGCCAAACGACCACACCACTGCCACATACGGGTCGGTGTCCTTCAGCCGGAAGAAGTCTTCACGGCTTATCCATCGGTTCTCATTATTGTACTTGCCGTTGAGAGCGTCGATGAAGAGCGTAGGACACATCCAGTTAATATCATTGATATGTATATGCTCATACTTACCCATAAGCAGGGCAGCATGGCTCACAGCGCATCCACCGCAGAAAAAGTCTACGAGGTGGGTGCGCTTAGGCAGGAGGCGCACGATGCGCTCTGCCAACTTGTTTTTACTACCTTTGTAAGGCAACCCGTATTTCATATCCTATATTGAGTTTTTGAATATCGTACCCAGGGTGTTGCCCTGGGTTATGTGCTTTTGGGCCTTCAGCCCGTTTTACTTTTTACTTTTCGTTATGATGCCTCCTGCCTTGTCACACCCGTCTTAGAATTATCCAGCGTGGTGAGCACTTCGCGGTCTATCTGCCACACCAGGTGCGAGTCCCACTCATTGAAGCGAGAGATTACTTCGAGCGGACGGAGCATGAGCTGCTGCATGGGGGCGAACTGGATTTGCTTGACGAGGAAACGCTCGCGGAGGTCGGTTCCACCCGATGATGTTGCGTCACCTGGGGTGTTGCCTATGAGCTTCGAGTCCAAGCCCATGGCGAAGAAGATGATGGATGAAATTTCCTGAAGCTCGGTCTTCTCAGCTTGCGCCTGGGTGTTCGCCTTGGTCTCAATCTCCACAATCTCCCATGCCTTATGCTCCTTGCCATCGTTGCCCGTGAAGACAGACGAAATGAGAGCCTGACCTGCGTTGTCGGGATTTGAGAGCCAAGTGTTGATGTCACTAAACACGGCTTGCTGAATCTCAGCCATCGTCTTGTCCTTCTTGTCGCCCTGCTGATTGTAGAGTTTGGTGAGGTAGTCCTGGTGGATGTAAATCACGCGGCCGATGATGTTGGAGTTGCGCTTGCGAGTGAGACGATCGTCGATGATGGTAAAGGCATACTCAAAAATGCTTCCGGCAAAGATGCTGTGCCACATGGCATCGGCATAGTAAGGGCCGCCAATGTCGCGGGGCGAGAGGATGAAGCGTGTGGGGCGACGACGGCGGCTCACCTGCTTCTCGCGAGCATTACGAGTAATACGATTGAGGTCGCGAACGGCAGTTTGGGTGGGTAGATAAGGCACGGCTGCAATGCGTCGGTCTTCCTCGCTGAGATTGGTCTGCTGTGTGGAGTCGAGCCACTGATTAGAGGTATAGGCATAGTTGATGCGATAGTTGGCATCCATGCGCTCCAGTCGGGTGGTGAACACCGAGCGTGGACGTATGCCGATAGCCTTCGGTTTCCATTGCGACGTGGGTACGCTCTTGCCGTTCTCGTCCAACTGGCGCTGGTTCAACTGAATCTCGCAGAAGCACTGCGACATGAGCGCCATATCGCCAGCCATTTCGAGGTAGGTAGCCATGAGGTCGTTGTCGGCAAGGAATGCCTGAACCTCCTTATTGTCCTTCTCCCATGTTTTGAGGGCTTCCTTGAGCGACTTCACTCCTTCTGCATCCCCCTGCTGGGCAAGTTCGGCTATCTGACCACGAAGCAGCACACCTGCGCTCTCAAACGGAATGTATTTCTCAGTGATGTTGCCACCGACATACTGCGTGTAGTGGTATTTCGCCACGGGACCATGACCAACAAGGATGCGCTTAATGAAGTCGATGCCGGCAGCTGTGAAGGGCAACATCTTGGAGAGCAGATAGACGAGGTTGGGCAGTCGGTTGCCCAGTCCCCATTCCATAAATCCCAGTCCGGGTGTGCCTTCGCCCTGCGGCACAGCTTTGTTCTCGCCTCCCGAAGAAGCGAAGATAGATGATACCT